TGCGGGGAATAATATCACTACGAATATCTGACGCCATAACAACAACATCACTTTTAAACTTTTTGTTAAGTTGAGCGATAAGTTTACGTGCTTCAGCATTTATCATATTTTCTGTCCTTGGGAGTTGTAGCCATCTGGCATCGGATTAAATCCACCTGTTGTATTTCCTATCGCACCTTTTGCAGCGCCTTCTACTTTTGCGCCAGTCAAAGCTCCATAACGAGAACCTGATTGACTAATTGGGTAACCACAGTCATAACAACGCAAAGCAATAGTTTGACTTGGAGACATGTAGTTATTTCCGCCGCACTCAGGACAACTCTGTGTTTGTGCAGCACTTTGTGCAGCAGTTTTTTGAGTCTGCTGTTGTGGTGGCACGTATGGTGTCATTGGCTGTTGTGTTGGAGGCATGGGGTTATTTGCTGGTCTTTGAACCGGGGCTTGTGGTTGTGCTCCTAGTTGTTTAGCCCACCAATCGGCGTTACTCATTTACCATCTCCCCACTTATCTACAATCTTGGCTTCGGCAATTAAAGGAACCGTAATCTCTGGCAACTTAATACCTTCCATTGATTCTCTAACTGCTTCTGCTGCTTCTTCTGCTAAATCTTCACGAGCAACTGTAACCAGTTCATCGTGTACGGTCAATACTACATTAACATCCGGCTCATCCACGAAACAGGAGTGTGCTCTAACGATGGCGAGTTTCATCAAATCTGCAGCAGAACCTTGAATCATAGTGTTAAATGCTTGTCGTTCAGCTCTGCTTCGCAACCCTTTATCACTGCTCTTTAGGTCATGGATGTAACGGCGACGTCCAAACATCGTTTCTACAAAAGGGACAGGTGACTGTTGAGAAGCCATTCTGATTACCTTTGCTTTGTACTTAGCAATGTCATGAAACCGCTCTGTAAAATCGTTCAACAACTTCCTAGCAGCATCCACGCTCAACCCTAGTGATGATGCAATCTTGTCAGGACCAACACCATAAGACATGGCTAGCACCAATACCTTACCTGCTTTACGGTCCAGACCCACGGTGTCACCAATGGTGGTGTAGATATCCTTACCATTTAGATAGTTGTCCATCATGATAGGGTCGTTTGAAAACGAGGCAATGATGCGTGGTTCAATCTGAGAGTAGTCAGCAACAACTAGTTTGTATCCCTCTGGTGCCACAAAGAGATTACGGATTAGCTTCCCATACTTACCACTACTAGGAATGTTCTGTAGGTTTGGGTCGCTACTAGAGAAACGACCTGTCTCTGCTCCATGCGATTTAAAACTAGTGTGTACTTTGCCGTCAATAAGAAGAGACTTCTTCTCAACAATCCTGGACTTACCTGCAGTAGTGCGTGTGATATCCCCACCTAAGTAAGGCATTACGTATGTGGTCATCAGTTTGTTAAGGTCTTGATACTCCAAGATGGCATCTACCAAGTCATCCTTTTCTCGGTAAAATTCCAAAGCGTCAGAAGATACTGAGAACTGGCTAATAGTCAACGGCTGACCTGCTGCTGCCATATCTTGACCCTTAGTTGTCAACGCAATCTTGACCTTCATATTTGGTTTGATTCCACGCCCACCCTCTTCCTTAGAAGAGAACAGCAACTTCTGCTTTTCCTGCACAGAATTCATCGGGAATGGCTTTCCTGCTAAACGATAAGAGCGAGCTACAGCATCTTCAATGTCTAACTCAAGACGCTTCTTTAAATTGGTTAGTTCTTCAACGTCAACGGTTGCCCCAGCTAACTCCATATCGCAAAGTGCAGCAACAACATCCATCTCTAGCGCCCACACACGAGCAAGACTTCCAGTCAACTTAGGTGCTAACTCCTTGTATAACTTCCAAGTTACTTCAGCATCAAACCCTGAGTAATGTGCAACGTCTGAGAAGGAATGGACTTCAACCATTGCTCCAATTCCTTTTTCAACCTTTATCTTTAAATACTTTTCAGAACAATCTTTCAAACCTAGTTTGCCACGATTGCGGTTATCAAAAATGAATGCTGCCATGAGTGTGTCAAAGAATGGCTTACTTGGAACTGTACCCCTGTAATACTTTGCAATTGATTTCAAATCAAACTTGACGTTATGACCAACCTTAAGTTGTTTACTAAAGAAAAGTGGCTTCAATGCCTTAAACACATCCCCAGGAAGTAACTGGTCTGGTGGTGAATCAAAAACTGGTGACCATTTTGCTTGATTCTTTGAGAAGTCTGTATCTTTTAACTCATCTAAGTTCTTACCTGCAGCCAATTTTTTATGACCACTAAGCAACAACTCTTTATCCCAACGCAAAAACTCACCATTGGGATGACCCATAGGTATTACATCTGTTCTGCCATCAGTGGCAAATGAAATCCATAACACATCGTTTACTACTGGTTGAATCCTATTTTCTCCAACAGTTTCAACGTCAAATGCAAAACCATCTACCTTGGAGTAGTACTCAACAAGGTCTGCTAACTGTTCTTTGGTAGTAATAATGTTCATTTAAATCCCCTCTAGGTGTGTAGTAGGGGCCTGGAAACGGAAGACAGGCCCCCACCACTATGGAAGTTACGCTACAGAACGTGCAATTTCAAGAAGTTCAGAGCGAGGGGTCTCTCGGACTACTTTGTCTGCAGTAAATGGGATTGCAGATGCAATCTGTGCGTTGACGTCATCAAGTGACAACTTCCACTCCTCAGCAAGGTCACGACCACGAACAAAGTTGAGGGTGTACTGTGTCGTTGGTCCTGTACCCATGCGAGAAATTTCCCAGAACTCACGGTCAAGTGGTCCCTTGCGCTCATCATCATGAGCTTTCTTAATCTGACGAGCAAGTGAAGGTGGTGCAGTCAAAACCTGTACGCCTGTTGTTTCACCAACAAGAACAAGCACGTTGAATGCAAACTTTCCACGAGGCTTATCGCCAAGGATTTCGCAAAGTGGGCAACCATCTCCCATGCAAACGAATGACTTCTTACCCTTGGTAATTCCGTCAATCCAGTGCTGTTCGTAGGTTGCAAATGGGCGGTCCTGAAGGAACTTAATTAACTGAGTGTCTTCAGAAAAGCGGAAGTCAGTTGGGAACTCTGAGTTGTTGGTGTTCAACAACGCATCTACTGCATCCCAGCCTTCTTGTACGGATGTTCCAACTGTAGGTTGGACTGTCTCACTATCTTCTTCAAGATAGTCTGCGGCCTGAACCGCTGGTTTTGTAATTGGCATTGAGGTTCTTTCGGTAATGAGGCCTAACGGCTCTCGGTGGATGTGATGACCTTCCATCGGCTAACTAGTGCTTCTGTAAGGTCTTCGTGCTGTCCCCACTCTACACGAGCGGTTCCTATTAAGCCACGTTTGGCGAACTCGTCAATAGTGGCTTCAATCAGCGCTCTAGTATACACACGATTACCACCAGTCTTCTTACCGCCAAGAGTCTTGGCACGAAGTCTGTATGGTGCACGAGGGATATACCCTTTGCGCTCCCATAGTCGGACAGTAACGATTTGTTTTTCCAACGCTTGCGCTAACGCACCGATGGTAAACACCTCTGTTTCTTGTCCTCCTAGGACTTTAACGATTGGGTTTGAATCCCAACCATTAGTCTCACCGCTTTTACGGCGAGAAACTTTTGGGTCTGGTTCACGACGTTTCTTTTTAGAGCCAGGAATGTACTCTAAATCAGCAAATGCTTTTTCAATTTCGTCGTCGCTACGGAGACCAGCCATGGTTACTTCTTTAGCACCAAAGCCCAAGTGACTGACTGTGGGTACATATCATCCACTTCTTCTTCAGTAAGTTCGTCGTTGTACAAAGCAGCCATTAAAGCATCTTCATCAATTACACGGACAGTCTTGTACAACTTGTCTTCAAGTCCTCGTCCATTAATGACTACCTCTGCTCGTTCTTCATCAATCTTTCGTGATACACGACGTTGTTTGATTACTGAACGGAAACCCTCTACTTCATGTGGCAACTCAAGAACTACATTGCCTTTGTCATCTTCTTCGCCTTCTAACTCAATGTTTTCAAACAATTGGGGGCGTAGTTCTTTTTGCTCTTTCTCAAGGTAATCAAGTTGAGCTTTTAGAAATGCATATTTTTTAACCCGTGTAACAAGGTCATTGTCGTCAGCCATACGTGGCTCTGAATTACTTACTCTTGCCATCATTCCCCCTTTAGGAAACTAAGAAGACTTCCTACTGTTAAGTCTATACCACCTTTGTGATTGATGCCTTCTCCGTCCATCACAGCGTCTGCAACAGCGTTCTTCTGCATCAACATCTGGTGTTGTCGTTCTTCTATTGAGTCTAACACTAAGAAGTCTTGGATTACAACATGGCTCCATTCACTGGAGGCACGTCTAATTCTAGAGTTTCTTTGTACGGCACTTCCTGATGACCAGGGTAGGTCTAGGTTAACAAGCATGTTAGCTTGGGGTAAGTCCACCCCATAACCACCGGCGTCAGAGGATACAAGTGCTCTAACTTCTTTAGACGTTTGAAACTTTGTTTTTGATTCTTCTTTTTCTTTAGCGTTTAGCACTCCACTGTAGAGAGTGCTAACTATCTTCTTTTTGGACAAAGCGTCCTGGATAAGGGGAAGCATACCCAGGTAACAAGTAAATATAACAACCTTGTGGTCTTCGTTAGCTTCTAGGTGTTCAACTACATAATCAATTACAGCATCTAATTTCGGAGATTTCTTCGCCTTGCCCAAGAATCCAGCGTCTTCCAACCCAGCAACGTAAGAGCTACCGCCCCTAGAGCCTTCCAGATTGACTTGTTCTCCATTTATATCCTGCCATCCATTATGAAACTTAGTTGAACTTTCAACTAATAGCTGCGGGGAGTCACACAACATCCTTAAAGAAGTTATCTTGGTCATTATGGACCCACGTAGCTTATCAGCTGGGCTTCCAGGTTGATACCCATGCCCATAGTGAGCGTCTAAAGAAAATGAACCTCCCATAAGCTCCTGAGCTTCCCGCAGCTCTTGAACTAAATCGTCAGAAATTTTTGTATAAAGTTCTTTATTGTTCTTATCTAGGGGTATACGTATTGGTTCTAAGTGAATTGTTTCTGGAAGATAAGGCGCTACGTCTGGGTCCTTTTGTGTCTTGCGGACTGCGACGTGCTTCATCTTCTCATGGAAAATAGTTAGGTTTCTGTAACGTTGTACTCCGCCAAAATGATTACGGACAATAAACGTTTGGTCAAACAGGTCAAACCTTCCAAGTAAGTTTGGGTCTACAAACTGCATGATGGAGTAGAGCTCTTCAGGTCGTCCATTTTCAATGGGTGTACCGGTAAGAGCAAACTTAACTGAAACGTCTTTAGATAATTTCTTAACGTGTTTAGAGCGTTGAGATTTAAAGCCTTTAATAGCTGTAGCTTCATCGCAGACAACTGCCCCCCACTCGTAGGCGTAAATCCAATCCCAATCGTTGACTACAGACTCGTAGTTGCAAATGACGTACGAGTTATGCTCGTCTGTCTCTTGTGACCATTCAAAACCACGCATCCACTGTATTTCTCGTTGAGACTTACTCCCATCAATTACTTGAGTCTGTGCGTCAGAAAACTTTTGAACTTCTTTTTCCCACTGATACTTCAAGCTGGATAAAGCAATAACTAAAATAGGTTTATCAATGGCTCCATCTTCTTTTAATTTTTCCAAAGCTGCAATTGTCATAGGAGTTTTACCTAACCCCATTTCATAAGCAACCAGCATCTTTTTGCGGTCAACCATCTTGGCTACTGCCTCAGTTTGATACGGTTTTAAGGTTCCTTTGAACATTAGGGCTTATCCAAAGGGGTGGGTGCTGTGGCATAAGTGCCGCAGATAGCGCACTCCATAGGCAAAAGGTATTGTGCTATCTCATAATCTTCAAACGATACTTTTAATAGCCAAAGGTTGCTTTCACATACGGGGCAATCATGCAGTATCTCTTTGGCGTACTCCATGCTGCCTGAGTAATCTGGTTTTAATTCCCTAATTGATTTTGCCATGTGTATGCGTCCTTACCGTAAACCATATTACGAGCCGTTGAAATGCCTTGATGAATCTCAGCTTCGGTCATATCTCCTGGGTCTTTTACATCTATCCCAGTATAGTTGAAGTAAGACAAATCAATCCCATACTTACGGGCAAATCCACGCATAAGCTCATTAGCATGCATACCCGCATCGTCTTTATCAAAAGCGGCTATAACTTTATTAGCTCTACGCATAAGCTTGGCTTGTTCCTCACTAATGATTGCTCCAAAGGTAGAGATAGCTCCCTCTACTCCAGCTGTACGCAAACGTGGCACATCTAAAGGGGACTCAACAACAATTAAAGTATCTAAATTCATAACCTCTATACCAAAGACGGTTCTAGACTTCTTAACTCCTTGAGGTTGATTACGAAAGAACCTTCCACGTGCTCCTTTTTCTTGCCATCCCCATAAAGTGTAATCGTTTGGGTCACGAATAGGGACAATCCAGGCTTCGTGATTTTTATCCCATAAGACGTTGTGATGCTCTGCTGCTTCAACACTGATGAACCTCTTTCGTAGTTCTTTCTCTGGCGGTGTTGTGTACACAGCTAGTCTTGCTTCTGACATTGCTATAGGTTCTTCTGCTGGAACGTACTGTGGCAACTCACGGATTCGCTTTAACAGTACATCCACGTCTAGCTCTTGACTTGAATTTACGTAATCTTTGGCATCAAAGTAATCAATGCCTTTCAAGTCTGCTACCAGCGTATAGACATTCCCTTTATAACCACAAGAAAAGCAGATGTGTGCTCCTGTTACGGAGTTAATCCACCATGACGGATTGTGGTCCTCTTTCCCAGTACGAGCTTTGTGCATTGGGCACAGTCCCTGTACTTCCTCACCACGTTGGGCTACAAGAGGAACATCTAAAGATAAAAGAACACGTTCAACATCAACCATTATGTCCCCAGTTAGAGCAGTAAGGACAACTTATCATTGCGGATTCGTCGTGGAAACATCCTGTCTCCCACTTCCATGTCAATGAAGTTTCTTTTGGTGGGCAGTTACGTGAAGCAACTACCTTTAACAAACGAATTGAATCGTCTTCTTCTACTGGCTCTAAGCCAAGAATTACATCTGAATCCTGGAAAAATGAGGATGAATAACCGATGGAGTCCGCAGTTACTTTTCCTGCCCGCATCTTCCACAAAAGAGTTTGAGTAGTAATTACAATTGGCTTATCAATCTTCTGCGCTAGTCGCTTAAGCGCACGAGTTATGTTAGTGATTGCCTGTGGAGTGTTCATTTCTCCCGTCAGGTCATCAAGCATAAGGTACACACCATCTACAAAAACAATGTCTGGCTTTAACTGTTCAATTTTTGCAGACAAAGCGGAGACGGTAATGCCGTTCACTGCATCTACTAAGTGGAACGGGTGCTCTGTCTCCATCTGGTTTAGCATGTCAATGTAACGGGTTTCTTCTTCCGGTAAAAGCTTTCCTCGCCTCAACCTTCCGTGGTCAATGTGAGAACGCATAGCATCGTGACGCTGTTGTTGCTCGTGGTTGTTCATCTCAAAGGATTGGAACATAGGTATCTTGCCTAGTTTGTGTACGTTTATCGCAATCTGCAGTGCCACCTGAGACTTACCTGTCTTAGGTGGCGCAATAATGGTTACAAGTTGTCCCCCTTGTAACCCTGCAGTTGCTTCATCAATGTCTTTAAACCCAGTAGGAATACCTAAGAAGGTTTCGTTTTGCATTGCTTGATAGTCTTTGTAACGCTCTTCTGTGTTCTTAGTAAGGTCAATCTCGTGAGTACCGAGCACACCTTGCTCGTTTACCTTGGAAACAGTTTGCTCCATGGCACGAAGTGCTGCCTCATGGTCGTTGCCATTTGCAGGCATAAGATATTCAACGGCAGACTCTAAGCCCTGACGTGTGAGCATCTTGCGACGAGAATCCACCATGGTGTCTAGCAAGTAGTCAATGCTGTCTTCTACGTCTAATACTTTGTAGTTTGGATAATGGTCAGCAATAATTATTGGGGTAGGAACTTCGCTGTACTCAGAGTAATGCTTACGAACAAACAACCAAACCTTACGGTTGTCGTCATCTAAAAACCAGTTGTCACCTATACCCCTCTGAAGTACTGGGGTAATGGTTCTATCAGCAATTACTTTACTTACTAAGCGATGTTCGTTATCTGCAACCATTTACTTCCACCGTTCTCCACAAGATTTGCATTGTAAATAAGAGTTACTGTTCACATAAATACGCTCAACGTTGTGCGCATGGCACATCGGACAATTAACATTTGCTACTGAAAACACAGCGCCCTCCCTCAAGGACTAGATATTGTCTAGTTGTACTCCTGCTGAGCCGTACATAGCAACTCGGCCTGGTACATCTATGACTGCCCTTAGGTTAGCACGG